CGATTTATTCCGCTTTCGTGAAAAATGAGGAAACGGGAGAAGAAGAGCCTTTGATCCCTGAGTTGTGGACAATCGAAGGGCTCAAGCGAAGAGAGCAAGAACTAGGAAGGCTCGCGCCATATATGCTGCGCAACGTTATCCCCGCGTTCGACGATTCGCGAATTAAGCAAGCATGGGTTGAGCGATGCCTTGAGCGTGGACGCGGTCAAAAGCTCTTGAAAGAATGGGATCCAGCCGATTCTCCGGCCTTCACGGGCGTTGACCTTTCGATCGCAAGCGGCAAAGGTGGCGACCTTGCTTGCGTCTTCACGATGACCGTTTTGCCCGATGGAACGCGGCGGCTTTTGGACATCCGATCGGGCCGCTGGACAGGGCCGAAAATATTAAAAGAGCTTGTCGATGTGCATCAAAGATACGGATCCTTGATCATGGTCGAAAGCAACGCGGCGCAGGATTATCTTGCACAATTCGCCGGTGAAATCGCAGCTTTACCGCTTAAAAAGCATTACACGGGCGCGAATAAACGCGATTGGCAATGGGGCATTGAATCGCTAGGGACCGAATTCGAACAAGCGAAATGGATTATCCCTTGCGATGTTAATCTAGTGCCTAGTCCAGAGGTCGCAAGCTGGATACAGGAGGCGACGACCTACGTTCCCAATGAGCACACAGGCGATCGGCTTATGGCGTCTTGGATTGCCCGCGAATGCGCCCGAAAATCGGGTTATGGCCAAGGCAATTGGGCGCTTGAAAAAGACGTGAATTTTTTCGATGTGGACACTTTGACGCGATAAAGGATAAGATCGACCAATGCAAACGATAACATTATGGGATCAAGCTTACACGCCCAACGCAGGACCAATGATCGCGCAGTTCTTGGAAGCCGCGGTTTTTTTGAATTTGGCGGATGAATCGCAATGCAAAAAAGCCACGGTTTGCCAATCTTTCTATTTTGCGACGCAGCACGATCACCTTGACTTCGATTGGGATGGAGTGCGCAGGAAGCGGGGCATGGGATACCTTGAGAGCCGTCTTGAGCCCATGGGATTCGTGCCAATAAACTCGCAAGCAACGACCGCAGCAAAGCGCCCAGATGCTCCCGTGCCGCTTGCAAGGCAAGTCACGAGCAGGTTTACGAACATGCTCACAGGTGAAGGCAGGCGCGCTCATTTGCGTTGTCATACGTGCTCAGACACGCAAGAATTCCTCGATGCCGCTTTCAAATCTGCCGAGCTTTGGGATGTGCTATCGCAAGCGCGAGACGTTGCCGGGGCCGCTGGATGCTCTGCCATCGCGCTAGGCGTCAAAGGCGGATATTTTGAAGCGGAAGTATTAAATCCAAGCAATTTGAAAGTGCTTGAATGGAACAAAGACGCGCCGGGATGGGTGCCCAATGCAGTGGTGGAACAAAGGCTAGTTGAGAAGGAAGTGCGCGACGATCCAAACGATCGGACATGCGTTAGGGTCGCGCAATTTTATCGCACTCGGATGTGGACGCCGCTTGAAATTGTTATTTATGAAGACATCGAAGTAGGCAAAGAAAGCGACGACGAGACGGCGCCAATTCTCGAAATAATCCCGCACAAGTTCGGAGCTTGCCCGGTGGTCTGGTATCAGAACACACGAGACACGGAGAGCCCCGCCGGGACGCCGGATTGTGAAGGCGCTTGGATGTCGCTTGACAAGCTTGATAGGCTCCAGAGCCAAGTTTATAAAAGCGCAATCGCGAATACGTCGCCCACGATGCTGGTTAAATCAAGCATGCGATCGCGGAAAAATAAAAACAATATGGTCAACAAGGGTGGTGTTTTGGCCGTCGATACGGACGGTGATGCGCGTTACATTGAAACAAACGGCGGAAGCGTCGAAACGGGCATGAAAGCGATTGACAAGCTTGTTTACCAAGTTTTGCAGACCGTTGAATGTGTCGTTATCCATCCCGACACCGCGCGCGCTTATCAGTCCGGCGAGGCTTTGCAAATCCTTTGGCGCTCGATGGAAAGCCGCGCAAATCGGCTACGTGTGACGCTTGGGGGCGTCATTCGCTCGCTTGCTAAATTGCTATTATCCGCCGCGCAGAATTACGGGGTGGCGAACGTGGAGGAAGACGGAGACAAGGACGCCGCGCCGGGGCTACTGCTTCCCCCTAGGCGGCTTGTAACCGAGGAGGAACCCGAGGAAGACGAGCTAGCAGAGGAAGGCGCACCGGCGAAGCCAGGCGGCGTGGAGGTCGAATTCGTGACCCATTCACCCGGCGGCCCTTATGTTTATGTCGATCTTGAATGGCCGCCCTATTGGACACCCACGGCCGCCCAGATCGGCGCAATGGCGCAAGCTATGAGCGTTGCAACGACGCAAAAGCAAGTGCTTTCGACGGAGACAGCGAGCCGCTCTTTGTCGCAAATGATGGGGCAAGACGGAGATGACGAAATGAGAAGAATTGCGGAGGAAAAACGAGCGGGGATGGCGATGATGTTGGACGGGATGGGCGGGTTTGGCGATCTTGAAGACTTGGAAAAAGACGAGGCCAAGGACGAAGCGCGAGACATAGCGCGAGAAGACACCGGAGGGATTGAGGAAGAAGAGGGGGAATAAGATGAAAAATGCCAGGATTATCGAGGGGAATTGTTTGGATGTTATGCGTGAAATGGAGGATTGCAGCGTTGACGCTATCGTCACCGATCCGCCGTATGGGCTAAAATTCATGGCAAAAAAATGGGATCACGATGTCCCTAGCGTTGAAATATGGAGCGAGGCCTTGCGCGTGCTCAAGCCGGGCGGCCACTTGCTCGCGTTTTTCGGTTCTAGGACTTATCACAGGGGCGTCGTGAATATCGAAGACGCGGGTTTTGATATTCGCGACCAAATCATGTGGGTTTACGGATCGGGCTTTCCGAAAAGCTCGAATATATCGAAAGCGATCGATCGGGCCGTTGGAGCAACGCGCGAGGTTGTGGGGCATAAGAAGCTTAACCCCCGCGATGCAAAAACCTATATTCCCAAAGAAGGAGGCCGCCATTATCTCGATGGGGGCCTGCAATCTTCACCTTATAATGGTATGCAAATCACAGCTCCAGCCACGCCAGAGGCCGAGAAATGGGACGGATGGGGCACCGCTCTCAAGCCAGCGCACGAGCCGATCGTGATGGCCCGCAAACCGTTCAAGGGGCCATGTTTTCGCAACGTGCTAGAGCACGGCACGGGGGGGATCAATATCGATGATTGCAGGATTGGGTGCGAAAAATCAGATTTTGGCGATCCTTCACGCTTTCAATACGCGAGAAAAGGAGGCGATTCGTGGGACCAAGAAACGGGCATGTTTGCAGCCGGCAGGGAGGGTTTTTGGTCGAACGGCGTTCCAAGTGGACGTTGGCCCGCGAATCTCATTCATGATGGGAGCGAGGAAGTTATGGAGCAATTCCCGCAAAACAAGCCGGGGAAAATGCGAAGGAACAAGACAAAAGGCGCGCGACCTTTCAACAATGAGGGCAAGCCGACGGAATACGAAACCGCGGAAGTCATTGACGATCCGGGAGGTAGCGCATCCCGATTTTTCTATTGCGCGAAAGCATCAAGAAGCGAACGCGAAAAAGGGCTTGATGGAATCGAAGCGATCGGAGGTCATGAGGCCGTAGGGCGAAAAGAGGGTTCTAAGGGGATGGATTCACCGCGTGCAGGCGCTGGAAGGACTTCCAAAGAAGTACGAAACAAGCACCCCACAGTGAAGCCGATCAAGCTTATGGAGTACCTTGTGAGGCTTGTAACCCCGCCGGGCGGCGTGGTCTTTGACCCGTTCACGGGCTCAGGCACAACGGGCATCGCGTGCGCTCTTCAAGGCTTTGATTTTATCGGCGCAGAAATGGATCCGGATTATTGCAAAATTGCGCGAGCGCGGATCGAAGCTCATCAAAAGGAATGACCCATGATCCGCGATCTTCTCGAATCCCAAACTTACGCGATCAATCGCATGAAGGAGAAAGCGCGGGCGCGTGCTCTTCGCCTTACCATGGAAAAATTGCGCGAGGTAAAGCGAGAAATTGCGGCGCTGGATTTTGATTCGTGGAACTTCGCAGAGCGCCAAGCGGTCATGGTTCAACTTCAAGCGGCGGTTAGCCAGCTCGCACGCGGGCAAGTTGACTTGCTCCAAGAGGGCCTAGGGTCAACAGCTAGAGTTTCAGCGCGCCAGGCGTCAATTTGGCTCCACAACTTAGACAGAGAATATCTAGGGGCGGTCCGACCACTTCGATTTGACGCGGCGGAATGGGTAGCAACGCAAGCCGATCAAATCTCGAAAGCTCGATTAAATGTTTACCGATCCAGCTTTCGCAGGTACGGAGCGACCGCAATTGACGCGATTGAAGATGAAATTGCCAAGACGATCATGGCCGGCGAAAATTGGATTAAAGCGCGGCGCCGCGTGTGGCATACCGTGCGTGATGTCGTCGGTGAGAGGCAATGGATGGTTGACAGAATCACGAACACGGAGACAAGCGCAGCCTATAATTCGATGCAATTAAACGCGCTACTTTCCGAGGATAAAGACGGTGATCCAATGCTAAAGCGGCTAGTCGCGACATTCGACGCCCGCACTGGCTTTGATTCTATTGGGCTCCATGGGCAAACGGTCCCCGTTAATAAGCCGTTCGTCGATCCGTACTTCGGGAAAGAGTACATGGCCCCGCCTAATAGACCAAGGGATCGTGAAGTAGTTGTGGGGTGGCGCGCCAGCTATGGCGATGACCTAGACTTCGATGATGATGGCTACATAGCCACAGCTCGGCAGCCAGCGAAAACGAAGGCCAAGACGCCG